CGGTGTTTGAAATACACGGAGATCAAGATAGCGGATTTGAAGTCAGACATCGTGGACGCTGCCTGCCAACACGATTCCCCAACATAGATCATGCACAGATGGCCGTGGACCTGTTTGGTTCGAGACAACGACGGCAGGATCGAGATCAAGATTACCTGGAAGAACGCTGATATGCTGATCGATGAACTGTTTACTGAATCCATGAAACTGAGCGATGTACCACCCAGCCTAAGGCGCAGGCTCACCATGAAAGACATCGAAGCTGATCGTCCCAGAGCCTTCAAATATCGTGTGGTGTTTCCTGATGGCGCCCACTCTGATTTTCTTGACCTAGAAGCTGCTCGTTCATCGGCACGTGTTGGTGGCGGCCGAGTCACATCACTACAAGACCAGACACAACCTTAGGACCGCCGGGGTTGCGTGGGCGGCTGCTGCCTTGACTTATGCGATTCGCTACCGTATAATTCACAAGTGAGCAAATATAACACACTGTGTCAACAAAGGTAACTACTGGATGAAACCTAATATTGTTCCCATCACCAAAAATTCCTACCATGTAGCAGACATCGGTCTAGCGGCATGGGGGCATCGCGAGATAGCCATAGCCGAGACCGAGATGCCCGGACTCATGGCAGTACTTGAAAAATATCAAGCTGAACAGCCGCTCAAGGGTGCCCGCATCGTGGGCAGTTTACACATGACCATCCAGACTGCTGTGCTGATCAAGGTCTTGGTGGCTCTTGGCGCCGAGGTACGCTGGAGCAGTTGCAACATCTTCTCTACACAGGATCATGCTGCTGCGGCTATAGCGGATCTTGGCATTCCTGTGTGGGCTTGGAAAGGCGAGACCGAATCAGAATACTGGTGGTGCATCGACCAGACCATCGAAGGTTGGGAACCCAATCTCATCCTGGACGACGGTCATGATCTTACTGATCGTATCTTTACCCGGTATCCCGAACTTGTGCCTGGCATCATAGGCGTCAGCGAAGAAACCACCACTGGCATCCTGCGCCTGCGCGAGCGTGCAGCACGTGGTGAACTACCGATCCCTGCCATTAATGTAAACGACAGTGTTACAAAGTCAAAGTTTGACAACCTCTATGGCTGTCGAGAAAGCTTGGTTGATGGCATCAAGCGTGCCACCGACGTCATGATCGCCGGTAAAGTGGCTGTGGTGTGTGGCTTCGGTGACGTCGGCAAAGGATCTGCAGCAGCTTTACGTTCGTTATCGGCACAGGTGTGGGTCACTGAGATAGATCCAATATGTGCTTTACAGGCCGCCATGGAAGGCTACCGAGTGGTCACCATGGAGTACGCTGCTGACCAGGCTGATATATTTGTCACAGCTACAGGAAACGTGAATGTTATCACTCGCGAGCATATGAACCGCATGAAGCACAATGCCATCGTGTGCAACATTGGACATTTTGACAACGAGATCGACGTAGCCGCTCTGAGTGATCTTGAGTGGGAAGAAATCAAGCCCCAGGTGGATCATGTGATTTGGCCCAACGGTAAAAGAATTATAATGTTGGCCAAGGGACGATTGGTCAACTTGGGTTGTGCCACAGGACATCCAAGTTTGGTAATGAGCAACAGTTTTACCAACCAGGTACTTGCCCAAATTGAATTGTTCAATAACCATGACCAGTACCACCCTGGTGAAATCTATATCCTTCCCAAGCATCTGGACGAAGAGGTGGCCAGGCTACACCTGTCAAAATTAGGCGCCATGCTGACAACGTTGACAGCAGAACAGTGCGATTACATTGGCGTGACAGCAGATGGTCCATACAAAGCTCAGTCCTATCGATATTGATTCAGGCATCTGGCCATCTAATTGTCTTTGGCCGCAACCTATTGAATTTAATGATACAAGCCGGCTCGCAGACCTTGAGCCATTCTATCTTGGATGGCAGGGTCTCAAATGGCCTCGACGTACATGGTTTAGGTTGTTCAACACATATCAACATTTCCAACCTTTTAAGTTACCAGACCATTATGATCTCTACGTCCTAAGTTATCACGGTGAGCAAATTGACTTCGAGTGGCTGGCAACATTGGATTCCAGTAAACCAGTAATCTTGGTCAGTGATAGCAATTTATACGATTCCAAAATTTTACCACAAAATGTTAGGCATGTGCGTTGGCTAGTATGGCACCATTTTTTTGATCGAATGCTGACATGGTTTGGCTCAGATCTACCAACAAAAAATATTCTCTATAAGGCCAGCGCAATTTGTCACCGCATCACCCAATCTAAAATTTGGACCACCACTGCCATGCTGGAACATTTACCTGAACAAGACAGACTAGTAGCATTGGGTGATTGGCTGATAGACAAAGATATCCATGATTGGGAATCCACCGGTAACATCGTGCTAGATGATCTTACTAGCATTTTTAAACGCAGGTATTTGGGACGAATCATGAGATTTGACTCGTTTACACAGCAAGACAACAATCATCAAACAACAACCAATCCCAATAGCAAATCGCTTAATGAATGTGCATTGCATTTTACCAACGAAAGTTTCCACTATAGCCACATGCTTGTTCATGATGTGGAAACTATACTGCCAGGTCCCTTTCTTACCGAAAAAACTTTTAAATGCCTTTTTTCTGCCACAGCATTCATTCCGGTGGGGCAATTTGACACTTATAACACCCTAGCAAAACTCGGATTTGTTTTTGATTACGGGCTAGACACGGTGTTTGACTCGGAACCGCAGAACATGCTGAGATTTGAAGCTTTAGTAAACTTTGTTCGAGATCTGGATAAATGCAGCGCACAGGATCTCTATGAAACCACTCGACCAAGCAGTGAATACAATGCTACAATAATAAGGAGCGGTCTTTTTCAAAATCGCTGTAAACTTGAGAACGAAAAAAATTTGATGCATTTACAAACAGCGTTAGACGAGATCCATGCATGAAAATACGAAACATTGTCAAACAATTTGATACCATACATGACTTTGGAATCAAAAATCTCATCGTGGGAGGTTGCAGTTTTACCTACAACAATCACGATGTTTCGGCGTGTACCTGGCCTTATTATCTGAAAGATCTAGGCGGTTTTGAACAGGTTTATGATTTTAGTATGGTGGGTGGAGGTAACATACACACTCGCAATGCCATGATTTATGGTTTAGAAAAAACGCCATTGTCCCCACAGGATAGCTTAGTGATTGTGCAATGGGCCGGAAATGATAGAGATGATTATATAGTGGACCCATCACATCTCAACGATTATCCTTTTCGATATTATTACGAAGAGGATGCTGTAGTCGGGATCACAGGCGGGCAAGCTATATCAAATTTACAAGATCCTACTGCTTTAAAAGGTCTTCAAACATTGAAAAATCATCGTTGTCGTAGTATCGAAAACTTCGTGGCAGCGACTGGACTTTATCACTACTTGCAGCACAAAGGATATCGGTCGATTTTTTTTGAGTATCGAGATTACACACTACCGGGAAGAGATCACAATTTTGATCCAACTCCTTATCTTGACAAGAACTGTAGAACTGCGTATAACAATATTATGACAAAAATACCAGACAACTTTTATCGATGGTGTCTTTATCATGATTTAATGGAATCGGATGATTTCCATCCTTCACCAGACGGCCATCTGGAGTGGACACGGCAATGTTTTTTGCCTTTTTTGCAGCAAACTCTTTAATTGCTATATAGGAAAATAAAACCATGGACAATCGTAATTTTTCAGCAGAACAAAAAGCCAAGCTTACCCAAATCATCAACGAGGGCATGCAAGTCATGCACGAAGTGGAAACACTCAACGGAGGACTCAGTGATACCATCAAGGCCGTGGCCGAGGAACTGGAGATCAAACCCAACATTCTAAAAAAAGCTATTCGCTTGGCACACAAAGCCGAGTTTGGCAAAGAACAACAGGATCATGCCTTGTTGGAAACAATCTTGACCACTGTGGGAAAAACACTGTAAATACCTCGCGGACGCGACGCTTCGCCCACGTCACGGGCATGAAGAACGGTCTAGGCGGGCCATAAGCCGCCAGGAGAATCATGAGTTACATTGACGCACTTTTCGATCGAGATCGAGATCGCATACACATCGTGGGACGCCGCAACGGTGAGCGTTACTACGAAGAACATCCAGCCAACTATATCTTCTACTACGACGATCCACGTGGCAAGTTCCGATCGATCTTTAATACGCCGGTGGCGCGTTTTTCTACCCGAAACTCCAAAGAATTTCGCAAAGAAATGGCCATACAAAAAGGCAAACAGCTCTACGAAGCCGACATCAATCCCATATTCCGTTGTCTAGAAGAAAATTACAAAGGTATTGATGCTCCCCGACTGCACACAGCATTCTTCGACATCGAAGTAGACTTCGATCCCGAGCGTGGATTTTCGAGGCCCGAGGATCCTTTCAATCCCATCACTGCCATCTCGGTGTATCTGGATTGGTTGGATCAGTTGGTCACACTGGTACGGCCGCCGCGGCACATGAGTCAAGAAACCGCTAACGAAATCGCCGCCGAATTTCCCAATACCTTTGTGTTCTGGGAGGAAAGTGATCTCCTGGACACATTCCTCAACGTCATACAGGATGCTGATGTACTATCGGGCTGGAACTCCGAGGGCTATGATATCCCTTACACCATTCAGCGTATCACGCGTGTGCTGTCAAAAGATGACACTCGCAGATTCTGCCTCTGGGAACAGATGCCCAAGCAGCGCACGTTTGAACGATTCGGCGCTGAGAACATCACGTTTGATCTCGTAGGGCGTGTGCATCTCGACTACATGCAACTCTACAGGAAATACACCTATGAAGAACGACACTCCTATAGCCTGGATGCCATCCTCGAGTACGAGGAGCTGGGAGGTAAAACCAAGTTTGAAGGTACCTTGGATCAACTATACAACCAAAACTGGAAAACATTTATCGAGTACAACCGCCAAGACGTGCGCGGTCTTGCTGACATCGACAAAAAACTCCGGTTCCTGGATCTAGCCAACACCTTGGCACATGAAAACACAGTGTTGCTGCCTACCACCATGGGCGCAGTGGCAGTGACAGAGCAGGCCATCATCAATGAAGCACACGAGCGTGGCATGGTGGTGCCCACACGCCGGGAAAGAATCACAGATGCCGAAACGCAAGCAGCTGGAGCCTATGTGGCTACACCTAAAAAGGGCATGCACACCTGGATAGGATCCATCGATATCAACAGTCTATATCCCTCGGCGATCCGAGCCTTGAACATGGGCCCAGAAACCATTGTTGGACAACTCCGACCCATCATGACTGATCGCTACATCGCAGATCGGCAACGCAGCGGTGCCAGCTTTGCTGCTGCCTGGGAAGGCCTGTTTGGTACCTTGGAATACACTGCGGTAATGGAACAGCAACGTGGTACAGAGATCACCATAGACTGGCAAGATGGCGCCGAAACAGTGCATAGTGCGGCTGAGATCTGGCGGATGATATTTGACAGCAATCAACCCTGGATGCTTTCGGCCAATGGTACTATATTCACCTATGAAACCGAAGGTGTGATCCCGGGGCTGCTGAAACGCTGGTATGCTGAACGCAAAGAAATGCAGAAACGACTCAAAGAATGCACAAACCGAGAAGATGAAGAATACTGGGACAAACGTCAGTTGGTTAAAAAAATTAACCTCAACAGTCTTTATGGTGCTATCCTTAACCCTGGCTGCAGGTTTTTTGATAAGCGCATTGGACAGAGCACTACCCTTACCGGTCGGGCCATTGCCCAGCACATGGATGCTTATGTGAACGAATGCGTAACTGGCCGCTATGATCATGCAGGCGAGGCCATTATCTATGGTGACACAGACTCATGTTATTTTTCTGCTTGGCCAGTGTTGCAAAAAGAAATAGAGGACGGCAGGATGACTTGGTCAAAAGAAACCTGCATCCAACTCTACGATTCCATCGCCGATCAAGTCAATGATAGCTTTCCAGGATTCATGGAACGTGCATTCCATTGTCCCAGAGATCTCGGTTCCGTGATCCGGGGCGGCCGTGAGATAGTGGCCAGTCGCGGCTTGTTCATAACAAAAAAACGCTATGCTGTCATGATCATTGATCGTGAAGGTAGGCGTGTAGACGTAAATGGCCAGCCAGGCAAGGTCAAGGCCATGGGACTTGATCTCAAACGATCTGACACCCCTCGAGTGATCCAAGACTTCCTTTCGGACATCTTGCATGATGTACTGCAAGGATCTCAGCGCGATGACATTGTTCAGAAAATCAAAGATTTCAAGTACGCGTTTGCCGAGCGTCCAGGCTGGGAAAAAGGTTCGCCCAAACGAGTGAACAATCTCACTCAGTACAGCAAACGCGAACAACAAGAAGGTAGAGCCAACATGCCCGGACATGTGCGTGCAGCCATGAACTGGAACGCGATGCGACGCATGAACAGCGATAACTACAGCATGCAAATCGTGGACGGCATGAAGGCCATTGTGTGTAAACTGAAATCAAATGCTCTAGGCTGGACTTCCATTGCCTATCCCACAGATGAACTGCATCTACCAGAATGGTTCCGTGAGCTGCCTTTTGACGACGCAGAAATGGAAGCCACAGTGGTAGATCAAAAGCTTGATAACCTATTGGGTGTGTTAAATTGGGATCTGGCATCAGCCACCAACACTGGCAGCACCTTCCAAACCTTGTTTGAATTTGCATGACCGACTCTTTGCGTAATCTAGTTGACTATCTCAACCATCTCGAACATCGAGATGCTCAAGAACTCTATCTTGACGCACGACACGAGCTGGACAAGTTGATGTATGCAGTAATTCATCATCCCCAGAACGTGGGACAAGAACGTTGTGAAGATTTGCAAAAGTCCAGCCGACAGCTGGACCGCGAATATGAAAATTTTGTAAAACATTTTGACCTTTTGAAGCGCCATGTGCGCAATCTCGTAGTGGAAGCCGAACCCGAATATTTTGCCGAGAGCCTGAGACTGTTCCAGGAGGAAAGCCATTTCGAAACTGTAGAATACAGGCTGCAACGACGGTTACGGCCGGATCCGGAACAGACCGAACAGATACAGGGAAAACTGCTGCGTTACGCCCAATGGCAAGTGCCCGGCATGATGGTCGGACCGGGTCTAGACAGCTGGATTGATAACCTAGTGCCACTAGATCCCTTGTATCTAGTAGATACTGATCCGGCCTTGCTCGATCCTGCCTATCAGAGGTTCCCAGAAAATTACCAACGCCGGCTGAGACTGTATGCAGTTACCGAGCGCCTGGGGCAACCAGTGTTGGACATCCTACCAGATGCACAGTTTGGATTTTGCTTTGTGTACAATTTTTTCAACTACCGACCCTTGGAAATGATCAATCAGTGGTTGGCAGAATTACGGCGCAAACTGCGACCTGGTGGTGTGCTGCTGTTTACCTTCAATGACTGCGATTGGGCACACGGAGTGGGCCTGGCCGAGCGCCGATACATGA